GCGTTGCTCCTAAATTATTCCGTTGCGACATCGTTGCTAATATGCTGCAAGTTCGTTGCTACACTCCATTTCTTTATCTTATACTGGAAGTTATTCCGGATCTTGTTTACTGACTGACGGGTCAATTTCGTAACGGAGGATATTTGGGAATCAGTGAGTTTCTGAGAAAGTAAGTGTATGAGGATATATCTTGCATCTACCGCTTCCTCAGAGTTACTATGAAGCATCTCATACTCTTCTACTCCTGTCTCGTTTTTCACCGCAACGACCATTTCTTTATATAATTCTATATTTTTCATGCTGTTAAACATATATAGGTTGATAAACAAAACATCTCAAGAACTGTTGTTAAAGCTATGAAAGCCCTACAAACAGTCCTTGGGATGTTAACCCGTCTATAATTTGGTCGTTGGAAACGGGTGTGGGGCTTTCTTTTCTCCTGCCCCTTGGAAGTATATTTGTTATGATAACCGGCCTTCTACTTACCGGATAAACTTAGTGTTTAGTATAATTAATGCTTCATTTTAGCCTCCTTTCTTTTAAAACATTTTTCCATTGGAAATTGTTATGTAAGTAAAACTTAAACTTTTCATACCGGAAACGGTCTGTGAAGATAGTAGTTCCGGTAATTTACCACATAAACAAGTTATAACTAACTCCGACACCGAAGTACAAACCACCCGGATAACTATATCCTGCCTGCAAGCCCAATCCCCAGCGTTTCTTCTTCTGTAAAGGTGAAAGAGTGATGATCTTATTGTCTCTGTACACCTCCATAAAATCAAGGCTGGGATTATATCCACTGACTACAGCCCGGTAATCATCGGTCTTATACTCCTTGCTTGTTATCGGTACAAGTACCGGAATAGAATCTCCTTCTACGGTTCTGTCGGACGTTGTATCTATCAGAATAGGTAGATATACCGTATCGGTACGTTTCAGAGTTTCTTTTACCATCTTAGGGATTGTGTCTCTTACTGTGTCCCGGATATGTACGGTATCTCCCTTAATATAAACCGATGACGGCTCGTGCGGATTACAACGCATCCACACGAGAACACCTATAAGCAGGCAGACTAATATCCAAGGGAGGGACTTCATAGGATACTTTCGTTCGAGGTCCATTCCGAACTTCCCAGCAATTCATTAAGTTCTTTGCCTTCATATACCGGATAAGGATAGACTGGTTCTTGTGGAGTTTCCTCATCCAATAACGGCAAAGTCATAGCGCTCGGGAACATTTTTTCGTAATTATCGACTTTCATAATCACCTGAGTACCGTCTACGCTCTTTCTCGGGATTAAGTGTAATTCGTCCAATACCGACTGAGGTATCTCGTTAAGATTTACTGTTGGGAATACAATGTATTTCATATGATTTACTTATTTAATTACTTATCAAACTAATTATACTTGTTCCCAAGTAACACTTCCATCCTCATTGAAGATAATTCTCTTACCTGCTATCTCAACTACTGTATGAGAAGATGAACCTATTATGATCTGATTACTATCGGATGTTTTAACATTGTACCCTATGGCAATAGAATTTTCTATCACTGCCGGAGTGCTCTTAGAATGCAGTTTAGCTAAATGTCCTATACAGATATTATTCTTACCATCAACATCATAATTGTTCATTGCATCCATTCCTATAGCGACATTTCCACCACCCTCCATGTACAATGCAGCATTAGCCCCGACAGCGACACATTTAGTGTTATTACGCACACCTGCAGATGCCCCGACAGCAACACATTTTGATTTAGCAAAATGTGCAGAACCACCACTTAATGTTCTATGCCCTATAGCTACGTTATCGACGAAATCATTGCTATTTGTCTGCCCTAACGCATTTGTCCCAATTGCGACATTGCGTTCTCCTTGCCCTCTAACCTCTCCCAATGCAGCCTTACCTATTGCTACATTATCCTCTCCTTTTGGTATATACCACGCCGCATCAGAACCTATTGCTATATTTCTATCTCCCTCAATTAGGCGCGTTAGGGGGAATGTTCCTATACCGATATTCCTTGCTCCATATTTTAAGGAACTTAACGATCTCTGACCTATTGCAATGTTGCGGGATCCATTCTGGTTCTTTGCAAGGGCATCGGTTGCACCTATTGCAATGTTCCACCAGCCTGTAATGTTATCTGTCATTGTGCCTCCTTCAACATTTTCGTAGTGCTTATTACTATCAGAATCAAGTTCTACCTCTATTGATGCCTCATCCTCAGAAACAATTTTACGAAGTTCCACTCCATACACACTTCCATCATATGCTGATGATGCGGTAATTTTAAGACTACCACCGTCCGATATCATACCAACATAGAATTTACCTAACGTTCCATTATAGATATCACATAATCCCCCCTCACCGATACTAACACAAACATCCTTTTCGTATGTGCCGACTTTAGAATAATTGAATATTGCAACGTACTTATCGCCTTCGGTGGTAGCGTAGTTAAAAGTGAGAGCATCTGTATTGCCAGTAGTGTGTGTATAAACACCATCTGTATATATCCAATTATCTCCACTGCCAACAATCGAGTTGATAAGGTTGTCACTAAGATATAATTTTTTACTGATTTCTCTACGAACACAAGTTGAAATGCCTTCTATTTGAACACCATCATCAGGAGCCACAAACCCGTCAGATCCAACCTTAAGAAACTTCCCCGCATTGTTTATTCCTTGCTGTTTATCAACTTTATCGTCTATTAATCCAGGCTCTGATTTGTATTCAACATTTGTAGGCTCATAACTTATTCCAGCCGAATTCGCACAATAGACATATAAATAATTACAATCAGTAGGCAATACCACCTCAAATGGACGGTATTGAGTATTAATACTTGTATATCCGTCACAAGCATTAACAATTGAATCGGGTACGAAGTTATAATCCTTTACAGGTAACACGGAAGCTCCGTGAGACGTATCTATTGGTGTAATCATTATAGTTCTTCCTGCTACAACAGGGATAACCTTGTGCTTTGTCAATCCATAATTTCCATTAGTTCTGAAAACTAAATCACTACTTGTGATTAATCCGCTCTGATAATCATACAAATTCAAGTCGATTACTTGAGCTTCAACACCAGTAATCCCATCAATTTCCGAGTTTACCTCCTCAAAATTCCCATCTATCCCTTGCGCAATGACTCCCCACTTTTGTTCGGAGTCTTTTGCTATATCAAATATCTTTTCCATAACTTATTCGTTTTTAATTAATGTTTCATTGGTTATTAAAGTCTCGTTGTCTAACATTGTCAAGTAGCTGGAGATAACTATGTTGATCTTCTGAGGGGACTTGGTGACCTTTCCGGTTACTTCATAGACACCGTTGTCTCCAGATATGGATATGTCGCTAATGGCGTTAGATGATATATCGACCAGCTTATCAGAGGAATTTGCCAATGTTATGGTGATAGTGACCGTACTACCCTCAATAACGTATTCCCCCGGATTAACCGAGTAGGATATCGACGAATAAGGGATGTTGCTCTTCACTATCGGTCTAAACTCCACCATGCCCGGATACAGAGTGCCTAGTTTTCGCTTCTTTAGCTGACGCTCGATTAAGAATTTACTCATAGAGTAATGAAAAAGCATAAAGGAATACAGCGCTAAAGCGGAATAACCGTTATTGATACCATACCTAGCGATTGTCAATCCTGTGCCTAAACTAGTAGAACTACCTCTATTAATAACTGTATCTTTATACTGATATGTTGACTGATAACAAATCTCTCTTTCCTTATTGATAGATATAGCAGTATTAGCTAGATAGGAATAGGTAGATTCATTTGCGTTAACGCTTCTATGTTCTATTAAGAAGGGAGTATTAGCATTTTCACCAGCAGCATCACTTGTAGCTGTAAACTGAGGAGTACTTACTATTGGATATGCTCTATCAAAAATCACAGTGTAATCCTTCAATCCCAAGTCACCTACAAACTGACCATAGTCATCTACTCCGTCTGATTGCAAGCCTCCTTCTTCGTTAATACCACTTTCTGGAGTTCTAGCATAATTATATAACGTCATATCACGTCCATTACCACTAAAGTCTTTAAGATACCAATCTTCATCGGGAGTATCGTTAGTAAGACCTTGCTTCTTCACATCGTAGTAAATATCAGGCTTAACATACTTGTCCAAGTTGTAGTAGGCTATTACTTGATTAATCTCGTCAGTGGTCAATGCTCGTTTGGCGATGAAAGTCCAGTACCAAGCAACTTGTGAGCCTTCGTTAGAAACATTACCTTCTCCATTGATGAAGTTCTGTACCGAATACTTAGCATCGTCTAGTATGTAGGTAGAACTCCTTTCAAAAGCATAATCTTCTTTATCTCCAAGTATGTTATTAATAACATTTCCTAGTCCCATATTGGAAGAATCTAATTGGGTACTAGTATATCCGTAAATACCTGTTTTATTAAGCCCTTTCCCGTCTTTCCCTGCTACGGTATTTCTAATAAATCCACCACTATGTCTAATATAGTTGGTGTATCCATTAGTATAGTTTTCATTTCCTGTTATCTGGTGAATCATGGACACAACCGTTAACTCCTTGCTTCCGCCCAGCATCTCGGATACAGGATTCTGACTGACAATCATGTCGTTGACTCCGTCAGTAACAAAGGAACCCTCATTTTCTGGAATTTGCTCAATAACTAATTTAGACCAGTCAACATTGGGAGTTTGAGCAACAAATCCGTGAATTTCTTCTGTATTAGTTCTTGCAGGTAACTCATTTATTCCATTTATAAGATTTATCCAACTTCCGCCAGTATAATTAAGAACCCCGTCCTTAGGTATTCCAGAAACTCTAACTTTATACGTAGGGGAAGGAGAATTAGTATAGCCTAACCAAAATCCTTTATCATAATCAAAAGATTCATCAAGATATATCTTACTAGAGGTACGAACAATTCCCTTAGTACCATAATCTTTCATGGTACTAAAATCTTCAGCATACTTACCGAAGCCACTATTTAACTTATACGCAGCATTAAATATCTCAAAATCCCCTCCCCTGCCAGGAAGCTTGTTCTTAATGATATTGCGGTCGGGATCAGTGTTGCTCTTGCCGTCAGCTATCCATACACCTGCCAAGGCAGACAATACATCGGGAGAGATGTAAGGACGGTCAGTGACAGAAGAACCAACGGAAGTTGAACCGATTCGATTCAAGCCGATACGGTTCAACCCTATTGTATTTAATGACAACTTGTTAAGCTTCATTGCCGGATTCGGTTAATATTCCACTTGTTACCTCGGTATAGCTTTCGATGCGAATCACCTTCGGATAAACCAGGGCGTCAAAATCATAATCAAACACCTTACCGGAATCATCTTGTATATACCCCGGAAGAAGCACGGGATCAAAACCTCGGGCATCGGCCGTTCTATCATCCATTGTCTCTATTTCATCGCCTGTCTTCTGATAGATTCTGATCCCCGAACCGGAAGCACGATTAAAATGAATATTGAAATTGCTGTTAACTACTACCTCTGCTGCGTAAAGATCTAAATTTTCTATTTTAGTAAATTGTAAATCTGCCATGACTGTTCCTCCTATAATTTATAATTTTAAAACCTGCTTTTTCACGTTACAGCTATCATAGCTAACGTGAACCCATGAGAAATTCTTCTCGTCTATTAGCTGTGTAAAAGGAAGGTCAAGCTCCTGTATGAGATTGAACAGCTTGTTATTTTCCTCCTTTGTGTTCGGGGTACCAACTATATCAGCAGCCATTCCTTTCATATGTTCACTGGTCTTACTTCCTCCTACAGCCTTATTCAAGACCTCACAACGATACCCACTCGTTACAGTAACAGGCTTACCATAGGCTTCACGGAGAGGATCAAGAACATTGTCTATTAAGCCATTTACATTACCTATCAATGCTTTTGGCAGACGGTTGTCTATACATCGTCTATCTGCCGTTTCACTCTTTACCATTTCGGCTATCGTGAAATACTTTCCCATATATCTTTCCTCCTATAAAATCAATATTAATACTACAACCTGGATCACCTGACCAATAACTCCTCCTATTAATGTAGCAGCAATATCAAGCCAATCCCATTTATTCCCGTATGCGCGGTCTTTAAATTCCATGCCGGCAGCCAGCCCCGCGACAAACAAGATCGTCAGAAGTATACCTGCCGGAATAGCGTAGAGCAAGTGCTTCATACGGTTACTTTCCCTTATCCAGCTCATCATTCTTTGTTTCTTTATTATTCAGTCTATCAACTAAACTGTTAAACTTACCGTTAACATAGATGCCAATCCCAAATATACTACCAGCATATATCAGACATTGAGCAAAAAACCATAATACGCTATCATGAATCTGTCCTAACGGCTCTACAACAAAACCCGCAACGGATAGTCCGACTCCTGCAAACAACATTCCTACTGCGGTCCATACCTGTATATCTTCCTTTGTATTTTTCTTCATATCAAGCAAGTCAGATAAACGGTTAACAACGAAACTATCTCAATCCAGAACATAGGCTTCCTTTTGACAAGAGTCACAATGAAGTTACCCGTCCAGTTCTCACTTATCGAAATAGCCAAATATGCAATAAGTCCCACCCATAAGAAGAGCCAATACCAGGCATTACAACCTACCCATATTTGGGAGAAGATTAAGGACATGGCGGCACCGATACAGTGGGCGGTTTTCTGGCTTCCTTTGAAATTGGGAGACACACCCAATACAATCATCCCGACAACCGAAAGGAATACAAGAAACTGGCTGTTCTCGGAACTGGCTTCCAATGCAGCCGGAAGAAGCAATGCGCCGGAACCGACCATGCAAAGAGTAAACCAAAACTTATGCGTCAGGGCGTAGTAGGTATCACTGATTGAATAAGGGATTTCTTTACCCTTCTTTATCATCGCAAGGACATACCCGGCGATGAGGATGAATGACATTAATACTAGTAGAATCATAGGTTTATCTGTTTTTAAGCGTTTTGAATATATGCTCTCCAGGGGCTAATGGCTTTAACTTGAATTTTTTTTTCCGAGGTAGATGTTTCAAAATTCAAACTTTCAGGAGATACAGAAATTTGAGAACCTGATGACTGAGTAATCTTGATTTGATATTCAACCGCCGAATTTCCTACACCAGAATTTGAATCATCACCCCAATATGATCCTATCGTATTTATTTCAATACCTTCTGTCGCAGAACATTTTACTATAACCTCAACCGACATTTGCGCCAATACGCCGGGATCGCCTGCTATATTCGCAAGTTTCGAATTCGAAATATCTATACTATACTCTGTCAATACATCATTCAATGCTCCTTCGCCTGTCAAATACTTCCCATTGATTCTAACATATTGTTTTTTAAATCCCGCACTTGCAGAAGTTAGATTCATAATTTTACAAGCGGCTAAATTTATCTTATATGATACCTTTATCCAACATTCATTTTTAGGTATACTAAATTCATGTACTATACCTTCTGAACTTTCTTCAACAAGATTTTCCCAGCCTGAATCAGGTATTGTATCTCCGGTACTTGTCGACCTTTGAACCTTTACGGTAGCATTTAAATCTGATTGATCAGTTTTCTTCCCGGTTCTGCTACATACAACTGTTTGTTTCGCACTCTCATCATCTTGAAGCTCAACAATTAAATTTTCAGTTACCGGTCCTCGACCTGTGAAACCTGATATTGGAGTTACTGATATTTCTCCCGGTGTAGTATCACCTTCACCCGTTGTCGGATTAATATTAAAATACTTTCCCATAACAATTAAATTATTAGATTTCTATTTTGTATTATTTAAAATATATGCTTTCCAAGGCCGCTTAGAGGACACAACCACTTTCATAGGCTCTAACGAGGTTCCAAAGTCAAGATTGACAGGAGACACATCAATCAAATCTATTATTGCAGAAAGTTCCAAACTGCTACATCCTTCCAACTCCATTGACATTGTTACAAAATCCCCTTTTCTACCCGTTATTGTCATTCGGGTTATCAAGGCCTCCCCTTTCATTGTCAACTCATTATCCGTAACATAATCATCGGCATCGATTGAATGAGCATGATCCGCAACTGTTCCAAGCATTACAGCAACAGGAGTATCACTTAAGAGCATATTATAAACTTCCGTTACCTGCTTAGAATTACCAACCAGATAACCACTGCTTATCTTCCACCTCTTTCTTCTCTTTTTCTTTTTCTCCCATTGACCGGTATCAGGACTGCCAACCGTTATAGTGTCAGCCTGTATATCAATCTCACACGTTGTGGAAAAAGCAAAAGCCTTATACCTTTCCTCTTTCCGAACAAACAATATCAGATTATTTCCTTTTATCTTAGGCATATCAATCAGGTATATTTTCAATCATTATCTCCTCCGAATCATCTGCCCACTCTATTTTTTCTGAAAGAATACGATACTCCTTACCATTTCGAACAAGCCTCATCATCGGATTCAAATAACTCTGTTCAACTGTTATATTCAACTTCTCTATAACTCGTCCGTAAACCTGTTTTAGTATACCCAAAAGATGCTGTTCCGGTCTTTCCATTCTTGAATTTGACAGGAAATACAGATTATCTATTTTATTTCCTTCATTATTGTATAGTATATTATATGCATCTCCATTTACCTCTGTTCCTGTTGCAATATTCAAAACAATCTCTTTTTCGGAGTTAAAATTCTTACCGGTTAATATATTATAATAATTATCTTCCTTAGATTGACTTCCTATCTCTAGTTTAGAATCATCCATATAATAATCAATCTTAAAATTATTGATATATAAAAAGTCAGTTGTAGTACTTTTATATGGAGGTAAAATCCAAAATTCCGCCAAACCTGACAATATTCTTTTTATTGGTATAACATATCCGTCTGCACCATTATAAGGCATAGCAAGTGTTTTCGTTGATACAATTTTACCCGCTCCATCTGTTTTATTCTCGTCATCCTGATCTCCGATTCTTATTTCAAAGACACTCCATACCCCTACCCAATCAGTTCCATTCCAATATTTATCACCAACCTTAAACACAGCGGGAAGTATACACCTACCATTTGTTTCTTTAGTATTGACAATATCATTAACACTCGTATAATATGAAGCTTCTATTCCATTTGTGTTTCCACTTATAACAAAGGCCCCCGAATTATACACGGCTGTTTTACCGCTAATCATTACTAATGGATGATTTTTAGATATATCCTCAGAAGGTAAGTCGTTTCTCTGATTATTCGTCTTAATCATGATTCTTATAGCTTCTCTATAATCATAGTTTCTTTTTCCGCTTAAGCTATTAAATCTATCATATTTTATATAGTTGGCCCCATGACTCCACATTCGAGTTGAACCAGCAATATTATCCGATATATCTACCCAATTCTTATCATATATCTTTGTTTCCAACCTACCATAATAATCTTTTCTATTATACATGATCACCTGCTCATAGAATGCAACCTTCCCTGCAAAATCATCGTATGATGTACGGAAATTCGACTCTGGCTTTATTTCATCAGAGTTAATGTTTTGAATTACATCCTTTATCCCTTTAATCTTCTCTGATATTTTTATTTTTCTTACACCCTGCAATATCTCCTTCTTATTATCATTTCCATCCAACGGCAAAGAAGAAAGATTAGAACGGGCTATTGAAGTTATACTGAATGAAGGGTTTCCATTATAAACAATCTTTCTTAAATCCTCCACCGTTGTTATATAATGCAATTCGGAATTTCCAAGAAAATATAACGTCTTCTGTCTCTCATATAATGTCCAACCCCAAAATTTACAGAACTCCTCCAAAAAAGAAAGGCAAGTATCCGCATCATATCTCTCCCAGTCTTCCGCTTCACGTTCATCCGATCCGTTGTCCGTGAAAAATGTCTGCCGGGAAAGACTCACACTAAATGGGGTTTGGGCGCTCTCATCTTCACTGAACCATACCTCCCGAGGAAAATAGATTCTATCAAAATCAACACCGGTCGCTTCTATGCACTCTAACAGCAATTCTGCCAGCATAACAACTCCCATACCTTTATTCTGTTCCAAATATATTCCGTCCAGTATACCCAAGGAAGATATAACAGGATATTCCATAACCAAAGGAGTTATGTCCCAATCCTCCGAGAAAGTATCAGCCTGCATATACCCACACCATTCCAAGTTGTTTTTTATATACAACTCTATATAGTGCTGACTATTATCTTCGGGCATCAACCCTTCCAAATCACCGTTATCTATAACTCGTAGATATCCGGTATGCGTTCTTACAGGTTTTAAATAATCGTCATCCGAATCTTCCTCAGTAGTGAATGGATTTTCCGCCGGTTCCAGTTCTGCGATACCGCCCGTCCATCCTTCTTCATATATATCGATTCTTGCATCATTTTCTTTCAGTGTCTTGAACTTCACCTGCCAGCGAATTTTTCTTGCCATAATCTTTATTCATTAAGGTTTCCAACATTTTTGCCTTTTCACGTAATGCATCTATTTCCTCCTCCGTAACTTCCGGTTTATCTTCCGTTTCCCAAGGAAATTCAAGTTCTAAATCTTTGCCCGTCTGCACCTTATGGAGTACTTGAACCTCCATTCTGCTACGCTCCCAGTCCTGCCGGTATCGCCTATTCATACCAATGACATAATCCCTGGCCTCCGCAGCGCCCATACGGTTAAAAAAATAGTCGGGAGAACAACCGCCCTCTCCGACTATTAATTGATACATTTCACGGGCTGTCAATTTTTTCGCGCCGCCGGACGAATCCTTTTCTTCTTTTTTTTTTCGTCTTCATTCGCTTCCGCCGTCAGCACTTCCATGCGATCGACATAATACTTATTCATATCTCTTACCAGGTCTATATTATTCAACGATTCCATATAGTCATCGAAAGACAGAGTAAAATCCTGGTTGGCACGATACAAGATACAATAATACATGATGTGAAGACACAAGGTGCTTCCCGGATCAAATGGCATGCTTTTTCCGGCCATTACCTCATAAGTGTATAAGGGTCCCCATATACTATCAAACGAGAACTCATACTCCTTGCCTTTAATTAATACTGTCATGATCCGGCCTCTACTTTTTTCAATGCACCATAGCCAGTCAGAGATACGGAAACACTGGCATTGCTTCCCTTAGTCGCATCTCTATCCAATGCGGTAATATGTGCCTTCCCCTGATACATTCCCGAAGTAGGCATAGTCCAACCCGCTTCCGGCAATCCATCGTTACTCGCATTGGTAGGAAAACCTACCGTTATGTCGAGAGGTTTACCTGCCACAAACAGATCAAACAGTTTATCATATACATAATCATTGGTGCGATCCTTATCCGCACTATCCACTGATTCATTGGTCGCACTCCAGTTCATATTACCTATTTCCGCAGCATCCCAAAAACCATCATCCTTTGTAGCGCTGTCTACCGTATTAGCGGCCAGACTAATCTTACAACTCGTTGATAATGCTATGACCTTGTCTTCAATCCACAGCATCAAATCTTTTCCATTTAAACTTTTAGCTTTTCCCATATCATTTATTGTTTAATTAAACATTCAATAATCTATTGTCTTCATATTAAAACTCAGCGTCACACACACTGCGTCTATATCGGGAAGATAATCTTCGGCGCTTCCAAACAAAACACATTCTGTCACCTCGAAGCCCGTGTAAGTAGCTGTTTTACCTTCCAAATCATATCTGACGGTATTAGCAATCCCGATCGCCGACTCATAGCTCTTGGAAACTATTGCGACAGACACACCCACACTATCCTCACAACTCCCGTCCTTTGTATTGAAAGGCTGAATACCTGTACTTTCATATACAACAAAAGGGTATTGCGGAGCGCCTTCGGGAATTACAAGAGGATAAACCCTGTCCCCGATATCCTTCCGCAAAGCCTCATCTTTCAGCAAGACCTCTTTTATATGAATCCCAATCAATAAACTCATGCCTTTTTTATATTACCTGCATTTATGCGTTTTAGGTTACTTGCCATAGCCTGCTTCCACAATAGCCTTCTCCAATCTATTCGATAACGAATCGGCAGCTTTCCTTACCGCCGCATCAGACACGGAGAAGAAATTCAACGATCTTAATGAACCACGATTGGCGGTTTTCCCATTTCTGCTTTTGGTTCTTTTAAAAGCCATACGATCTTTGGTTCCCTGATTGTGCATTCTCAATATGAAAGCACGGTCCTTTCCATAATAAGAATCAACCTGCATTGTGCGCGGACTTTTCTTTCTATTACGGCGAATACCACTCCGGCCTCCTCTTGGAGGTTCATACGAACTCGATTTACCGGCAGACCGTTGATTATACAGAGAAACATTACCACCCAATACCCTTCTATACATACCAACCTTTACTCCCATATACGCCTTTCTTGGATCATTACGCAACACGTTTCTTGCAGCAGATTGAACCTCCTTTTTGGCTTCGTTCAGACTCTTACGGAGCAACTTTCTGATATCTTTCTTCTTAAGGATCTCATCATAACTCAGACGTTTCAACAAGCCTAATGCACCACGGGCATCCATTTGTATTACAGGAGTTTTTATAACATAGCCTGCATTTATTCCTTCCATAGCCTTACCCCTTCAAAATAACACCCTTTCCTGTTCTCTTGCCATAGTTGTTGACAACGGTAACTATCTGTTCCCCGGTTATAACCGTTCTACCACTATTCCCTCCGCCCAAATCTCCGGAATGGATAGAGTCGTACAACTTTTTCTGATCGGCTTCATTGATAAACATCTCTCCGCTACTTACACGGGCTGTAATACCGTCCATATAGTTATGACCGCCAACGATACCGCCTTCGGCGAAGTTGGGGATATTCATTATTGCCGCCAAAACAGATGCTACGGCAGAAACGGCCAACATTGGACCAACAATGGGAATATTAGCAACCGAAGAAGCGGCCCCGGAAACGGCCGCTTTTGTATTGGCATTAGCTTGTATCATTTGGGAAGCAGTCAATGCTTCAATAGCTGGAATTGCCGATACAACAGCACCGGATATCCCTCCGACATAACTGAGCATAGAACCAAACACACTATCTGATAATCCACCCATTCTAATAAGAGCGTCACTTACTTTATCCAAGTCAGAGGCTAATTCATCGGTACCATTTCTCCTAGTTCCTATCCCTATTTCCTCTGAATACCTCCTCCATATCTCAATCTGCTCGTTCAAATATGCTTTCTCTTCCTCGTTAGCCACAGACAACATATTGGTATATTCTTGTATCTTACTCTGGGCAAGAGTATACATTTCCAGCTTCCTCCGGAGTGCGTCCGCCGGATCCTCTCCTTCAACTACCTCATCTTCACTGTTTATCATTGTAGCCTGGATAGGTTGAGTCAATACCGGGAGGGTTTTACCGGTACCGATTGCATCCAATACCTCCTGACTCATTGCATCCTTACCGGATATTACGGCTTTTATTTCCTCATTTAGTTGTTCATTGTTAAAAATAGGATTGACAGTTTTTTCACTACCTCTATTACGTAAGTTTAAAATAGTATTCTGTTTTTCCAAAGAACGTTTTTGATACTCATTCCCCCTTTGTTGAAGTTCTAATACATACTCGTAATCTTCAATCATTCTTTTTCTCTCTGTGTCATTATCATTATTCAGTATGTTTTGTTTCTCTAATTCTGAATTTTGCGCTTTAAGTTGCTCTATCTGTTTGGTTATTTTCTTATCCTCCACGCGCATCGACAAACTTCCCGCAAACCCACCACCAACAGACGTTCTTATATTGTACTGTTGCGCCTCAAGCTCTTTCAATTGTTTCTGATACTCAACTAATGTTTTTTTCTCATCTCTAGTTGAAAAATCATTGTTATTAATTGCGATATACTTATTTATATCCTCTAAAGTGAAATCATTTCTACCAAATCTTGTGGATAACGATTTAATCAATATATCCTCTGTGCCTTTTTGAGTATCTGAAACATCTCGCTGAAAATTACTTATTAATACCTGCAACTCATTATATGCATTCGTTCGTTCTTTTTGGGATTTAGTTTGGTCATCAATAATACCTTCTAAACGAGAAAATTCACGTTCAAAAACACGAGTATTAAATCCCATTGATAGTTTTGCATCCTCCAGACTATCTCTTAAAGCTGATAGTTTTTTCATATTAGCTATTGTACGTAATATTCCACTATTAAAAGTATCCCAATTACCAATCGCCAGAGATTGAAAGAAAGCATCTACTGTTGACTTACACGCATTCATAGTGTTATCCCATTCATCTCCTAATGTTTGAGACGAATGAATCATCTTATTCATCGCCTCAATACCTCCCACTGCAAGTCCTAATGTTCCAGCCATTTTGCCAATAATTCCTATCGCATTCGTCATTACTCCATTTAATGACATATTTTTATCGATAAACTTATCTATACTCTTTTGCGCTTTTTGCAGTCCACTATCATATTTCGAAGCGTCCATTATAAGACGCGTGATTAAATTTGCCATACCATTATCCGTTAAGTAAAAACGGGCGGAAACAAATGTCCGCCCGCAAAATAAGAAACTTACAAAACCAAAATAAAAAACAGAAGAACGGCATTATTCAGATGCACACTTTCCAAGAACAAAGGCTTCCGGACGCAATGTAGTCATGGACCAATCCGCATTCAATGTCAAGCGGACAGAGTCACTGGTAGCACCGGTATACGGATCAATGATAAAACGCTGTTGGCCAAAACCCTGCAATGGTTCATATCCCCAATAACCGAAGCCCACATACGTATTGGTATCGTCATTGATATAGTTTGTTGTGAAGATAGGGATACCGGCGACAGTACCATTCTCAACAATCATTCTACCACTGCCCGGAGTGCGTTCCGTGGATTCCAGTTCACCCTTAGTATATTCATCCATGACAAAGCAAGGATTCAGCCCCTCAATACCCTTAAGAAGTGCCAATGCACGCATCAGGATCAATTCCTTATAAGTAGGAATAGCACCTTCGAAAGCAATATAATTGGCCGCTTTTCTCTTTGCTTTTGTTGTTAATGTACTAATAGCAACCGGAGAAGTTTTTGCAATGGCGGCAAATGGGCCTACAAGCTTATGCGAGATACTATTTGATGTGGTAAACATCATCTTGTTAAGAGTACGCGCCATTGCCTGGGGAAGCTGCTGTCTTACCACTTCATAAGCAACACCTTCCGTCTGCATAATGGTCTGGTTTGTCATTTTCACAGTTACACCCACGCGTGTCGGTTCCGGTTTAATCTTTCCAAAATCAACCTTCTTATCAGTCAATTCTACGCCTTCACCCGCTACTTCCGCTTCAATGGATCCAACGGTCGGCCACAGATAATCACCGGAAAGGCCCGTCATTAAAGGAAGGCCCACCTTACTCAGAATCAATCCTTCTTCCAAGGGAGGCAGAATGTCGTTTATCGTCAAAGGAATCAACGGTTCCGCACCGGCGACCATCATACCGGTATATTCGCGTTTCAATTGGAATTGATCCATTTTCTTCATATTCTCCTTCAAAAACGCATCAAAAGCGGCTTCACGGCTGGTCACTGTCACATAGCCCGTTTTCTCGGCACTCGCAATCCTTACATCCAGTACGTTCATCTCCCGTTCAAGAACCTTTAGTTCTTCCTTCTCCGGATCGGTAAATTCCCGCTTGTTCTCTTTCTCCGCAGCATCCGCAATTTCATTCATACGGATAACAATGTCTTCTCGTCTCTTGATGTACTGTTGTACACTTACTTTTTTGTCCTTATTCATATTTTCCTAATTAAAAAAATGTTGTTTACTTCTTTTTCTTACATCACTTATTGCCTGCTCACGCTTACGGAGTTCATCCGTATTCTCGTCTTTTGACTCCTCCTTACGCTCTATATTAAAGCCGGCCAATGTTATTTCACGGGCTGTCACGTTAGTCTGCACGTATGCCGGATCACTGGCTAAAGTCATCTCGTAGACCATGTTTATCTTCTTCACATGACGTATCATAATATCATCATCGTCCTTAGTGTAACTGACAGACGATCCTTCGTCACTCCAATACGTAAATGAACTACCGGACATATCCCCACGCTTTACCAGCTCATAGGCATTCCTTCCGTCAGAAGTGTTCGGAGCCTCAAATTCATACTTTACCCCTATATCATCAACCGACAGCTTTAACGTACCGACACCCTTGTTACTTCTGGCAAGAAGTTTCTCACGGTTATGCCACATCGTCATCTTGATATCCATTTGCGCCAGTTCATCCGCCGTGATAGCCCCCGGTTCTATGATCTCACGGTAGTCTTCCCAATAATCAACCAGCATACGGCTCTCAACGCCAAAAACAATCGCGTAACCTTCAATAACACGTTTTGATTCCCCGCCTTCGGTGACTTCCCGCAAACGTGGCTGGAAATATCCGCCAGATGCACTACGTATCTCTCTTTTTCTTTCTTCCATAACTAATCAAACATTCAACAGGTGCTCCCTTAGAAGATGCAGCCTATTCGAAAATAACTCTATAAAGGATGCATCTCATAGAGGATGCCATTTTTTACTCTTTCTATATTACCTTCTTTCAGCCATTTTAGGATACTCATTTTCGACATTGCTCCCTTCATCGATCACATTGCAAACAAGCGATATACTTCCATCGCTCTTGCTTCTATTAAAACTCTCAATGGCATAAGTTTTCCCGTCCCATTTCAAACGGCAGCGATCATTAACCAACGAATTGTCCCGCATGCTGACACTTATACTTCTCGACATCCATGTCTCACCTGCCGTCAAAGCCTGCGCCCCTCTCTGATATACGACATCCGCCCACACAGTCTTACTCTTTACAAACTCAACCTTTTGCTCTCCGAAATTTCCTCTTGAAACTTCCGGAAGGAGGATATCCACACGCTCATTCAAACTACCCGCTCTTAACATTTTATACCTCCCTGTCCGTTAGTTTTCTATATGGTTTGCAATACACATCAATAGAATATGGGACCGGATTCTGAGAAATAGAAGCCACAGGTTCCCGATTCCGATAGTTATGGGCAGCAAGTATCAATATGGCAAGCCTCAACCTGTCAGGAAATGATTCGCCTTTCTGGGAACCATTGTTTTTTTCTGCATAACCTATACGTTTCAACTCCTCCAGCGTCCGGTAAGTTCCGGAAATTATCGCATCTTCCGCAGCACAACCGTACAACTTGATAATCTCATCTTCATCTTCGAAATCCACACGCATCTGAGCCTTTAGTTCATCCAATGTCACTACTCGTAAATCACTCATAACCTTCCTCCTAATTAAAGCGGAAGCATCACAGGATGCTTCTGATAATACAATCTTTGCAATGCATTCTTAAGTTGTCCATAGTTTGTGACCAAGCCCAAATTTATCCACTGGGCTATCTGTGATTCCAACTCGTACAATTCGCGAATTTTAGACTCATCACCAACCTTATTGCGCATTTCTGATTCATGCTTGCCATAGACTATGATATTAAGAGATTTAGCCAAATCCCTAACTTTTTGCTTGAATATATCATCAGGTAAGATAGAACTGACAGCCTTACACATGGTTGGGTATGCATCACCGGCAAGATTGCGGAATTTTATCATTTCATCATATACAAATTTGAGGACATCATATTTAAATGAGGGATTTATCCACATTGCAAAATCAATAAAAAGCAGTGGATGCATCCATGTGCCCGCATTATCACCCTTATTTGCCCTTGATTTATGATAGGGGTAATTACCCGTATCATAATTTTCCCTTTCCATTATAGTGTAAATGAACTCTTTAGTAGAAGACAAATCGAAGTAGTCATTAACTTCTTTCTTCATTCCTTTTAATTGATTCCACTGTTTTAATAAATCCGTAGCATTGAAAAATGCATCTTTCGTTCTCTGAATTACCTTAAATTCACCCATTGGGCGAATCATAATTTGATTTGTTTTCATAGATTTTCCTCTCCGTTTTCTGTTGGTTTGTTATTTTTTGAAGTTGTTTCTCCGCTTAGTTTAGCGCTGCCCAAAGGCGCAAGATTCACACTCAGGTAAACATCATCCCCCTTATCTACCGGGTTCTTATCGCTTTCCCGGCGCAAATCGTTCACACTCGCCTGACCGTTATCGAGACGCGCCTTATCCCATTTAGCCTTACTTTCCAAATCCAAGGCATACAGGCTGCTCAAATCATATTTGAACTTATAATCCAGATAAGTATTTTCATTTAAAAGCTTGGACGTAAACTCCCGTTCTATCTCAGTGACAATCGGCTGTAATGCTTCGGTATAAAATGCTATATTACTAACCTCTACACTCTTGTAGTTAGCATTACTGTCATCCATTAATTTAGAAGGAGGGACATTGAAGAATCTTGCTATTTCGCGAAGCGTGAATTTTTTGTTTTCAAGAAACTGCATATCCGCAGAACTCATACTGATAGGAGTCAAAGTACCGTCTCCCTTTAATTGCAGGATATCATCACCACGATTTAATGCATCTTGAAGATCTTCGCTCATTCCCGCCATTTGCCTGTCCTGATATTCTCCGAAGCCCTTTACAGAAGTATCATTTTGCAGAATGGCCTTGAAGCGACCACCGGTAGCAAACCTTTTCAAAGTCTCGTTATCGGCAGTAGATGCAATACTCAACGTTGTAGCGGCATAAGTAATCGTAGATACTCCCGTATATCCTCCATCTCTACTTACATTCTTCAAATGGATAATCTCATCAGCACTGACAGTCTTATATATCTGGTTGGTTGCATCATTGATCGTATATGCATTTTGATACATATCATACACCACCGAACCGGGGGAACACAGATACATCTTTGTCATAACACCGGCCCTGTTCTTTTCCGGATAAATATAAGCGTTACCCCTCAACAGAATCAACGATACCGCATTCTTCATCAGGACAAAAGAGTTCATCCGTTCATTCGGGCGGACACTTAACAGATAATTTATAAGCCTTCCGTCTTTATCATCGTACATTTTGAAGTAATTGCCAATCCGATCCTTTCTCTTGTATTGCAACGTCAACGAAGCGACAGAGGAGGATATCAGATTTACAGCACGGTAAACAGCCGCTATTTTCATGGCCGTTTCCGCGCTTGACACATACACTACGTTTTGCTTGTAATCACCACCGGAAGAACTTTTCTTCTCATTCCTTCCTTCTGCAATGATTTCTCTCCTGAATAGTTTTATAATATTATAATTCATCATATTAAACTGTTACATAATACAGTCCAATACGTGATTTAGGCTACCTTATTGTTTGTAATTGTTGTAAAGCCAGAACGTCATAAGAGATGCAATCGCACCGTCAATCTTCAAATTCTCCTTTCTCTTGATAGGTTTCTTGTTACACATCCGGTCCTCATCCAAATAGCAATTACCAAAACAATACGGAAGAATGGGGTTCATAGACATGGCAACTTTCGAGGGTCTGCTCTTTGCCGCCATTTCAAAAGTTTCCACAGGGGAAGTAAAAGCGCCGTAGGTTTGCGGTATCGCCTTGAGGATCTTTTCCGGTTTAGTATCCAAAGCCATTATCGCAGCAGCCAACGCATTCACCACCTCCTGCGATTTATACGCATCATAGCCTATCTGCAATATCGTCAATTTCTTGTTTCGCCGCAACACATCCTCAACTATCATACTATCACTTATAACCGCACCCGGACAAACCTTCATATATCCCGCATTTACCCAGATTTTATACAATTCCTTATTGGGGTGATTATTAAGCGTTTCTTCCGGAATGTAGCAATCCAGCCATAAATAGAACTTACGCTGCGCACGACTGTATATGTTATACACTACTGCGGAAAAATCATCACTGACGGACAAATCAAGAGCCGCCATAGTTTCCGGCCTTCCCTGTATATCTTCGATATTGAAATCCACCATTAATGATCTTGCCAAACTTTGAGGAATCCAATCCTTGACACCTCCGGATACAAAGATATTCAACAGCTTGGTTTTAAACTCAATCATAGCCTCAGCATCATGCTGAGCTTTATCCCACCTCTGCTTATAATAATTCTCCTGAACTGTTATTCCAATATGAGGATTACACTTTTTCCATACAGAAGGCTTGGACATTTCCTCATCACACATCTCCCATGCATCCGGCATAAACAGGGAGGCGAACTGTGAATCATCAGAGTATTCGCCTTCCAATATCCTTTTGGCATTTTCCAGCTCCCGAGAAAAGGGACCGTCTTCCACACGGCTGGCAGTCGTTATGATAATAGTAAGAGGTTCACGCCTTGTACCCATTGATGAGGTCAATACCTGCAAGAGTTCCGCACCGTCCGAATGATCACGCACATACTTTGCCTGTGCGTACTCATCGAATATAACCAGAGAAGCGTTCAAACCGTCCTTAGTATCTCCGCCACCGGTAAGACATTCCACAAATGATTCACGTCCGAACTTATTCGGTTTCCAATGAAGTGTCTCCCTGGTTGATTTAAAGTATTTCTTCTTCGGATCCAGTTGCTTTACAATCTTTCGTATTTCTTCAAAACAGATCTTTGCCTGTTTGTAGCTGTTGGCAGCAGTATACGCCTGGGCATTTACATCACCAAACAAAAACTCATTGACCGCCAGAGACGCAGTACTTGTAGTTTTTGAAAACTTTCGGGGGACGAAAAGAATAGCCTCCCGAACCAAGCGCCTCAGCTCATACCTTACTTCACCCTCTATCTTACTGGCCAACCCTTCTTCATCCGGCATTCCTTTTGCATCTCCAACTCTCTCCCACCGATAAAAGCCAAGTATTGAGGCAAACTGAAAATACTGTATAGGAGTCAATCTATAACATCTTCTACCATCCATTCCCGAGAATTTCAAACTTTCATACAGTTTCGCAAATTTCTTCACCTTAGACGGACGGAAAACATACGTATCCATTAGACGGAAGAACTTTATCACAGCCAAAATCTCATATAGATTGTGCTGATCGGCACGGCTCCTTACGTCTTCTACATATGTCAGCAGTCGGACATCTATCGTGTCCAGTTGATATCTCTCTACATCAACGGATAATAATTCTTGTATTCTCTCATTCTTGTATTCTCTGGTAGATACATCAAGCACATTATTCCTCCTTTACATCGTTCAACAACTTAGTCAGAGCATCATCTTCTTCATTCGCATCCTTCTTCTTTTCCGAACGGATCTCCTTATTCATAGTCAAGGACCGTAGAGAAGCCTGCGCAGCCTTAGCCAGCATACAGTAAGTATCATACGCGGGATTCTTTATCGCACGATCCTTATCCTCCCGGCTTTTTTCAATCAACGAAACCTTCTTTCCGTAGACCTGCCTTGCCACATCCCGGAATACAACCAATATGGAAGCCGTGATTTCTACCTGATAAGTAAATTCCGGAGAATACTCATCCTTCTCGACCAGCAATTTCTGAATCCTCTGCTTTAAAGCCTTGACTTTATTGTCATATTCCTTATTTATTTCCATGTGTTAAATATTTTAAGCATACCTATTTTTGCTAATTGAACATAGTGGTTTTTCAGGTCTTATCCTTACCCCCACGGGCATTTTCCAAAAAACCAAAAAATTTCTCTCTTTAGGGGCAGTGGATTTGAGTGATTGACGGGGTAAGAAAAAACTCCCCCCCCCTTGTATCTCTAAAATTCACCTTCCTTAACTAAAAGTAACGTTTCGCAAATCTCTCTGTAACACGGCGGCAATTCTCCTGCACATTCTCTTTCTTTTTCGAACCGATAAGAACATGAGCGCTGACATGGCATTCCGCACACAGCGAACGAAGATTATCGTAATCAAACATCAGTCCTTCCATTTCATCAACATCTAATGCTGTTTCAGCTGGAATAATATGGTGCACTTCAGTTGCCGGTTCTACTATTCCTTTTACCATACAGTCTTCACATATTGGATTAGCGCTGATCTTTTTCTTTCTCAGCACTTTCCACCTTTTAGACTGTATCATTCTTGTATAATCCGCATTCTTACTCATACTTGTTTATTGTTTCACGTTTCGCACGCACCGGTACGCGACCATACTTTGTCTCTTGTTTCAAGGATTCAAAGTCCTTTTCTACTATCCTTTTGATATCATCATCCACACTCTTGTCAATCAAGAACTCCAATATCCTTATATAGTTGCATTCTCCGATGTCATTGCCAACTGCTTCTATATATCTTGCCATTTCCGGAAATAGCTTTCTTAGAATTGAACGTAACGCATTCTCTGAATTAGAAGTCACACTCTCCTTTTCCCCGTTGATAACTATCCGTCTACATACATATCCCCTCCTTCCCACCTCGCTGAAAATATTGATACTTTCACTCAGTTTCAGGCTTCGATTTCCGCCCGGCTTAGTCGTTATAATCCGGTTCTTCTTATTTTGATAGCCCTCGAACATCTTAGCAAACTCATTTATCTCGTCACTTTCTTCCATTTCCTTATCTGCATACTTTAGGAATGCAGACAACAGATATTGCATAAGCTCATATCTACTGCCGAATCTTCCCTCCTCAACGATCCGATCAATCCTATCGGCAGTCTCAGGAGACACCTTCGACTGAATGCTCACAAACTTTAATTGCTTCTTGTCTTTCATATTTATCTTTCATTAATCATGATTATTTTCTAAACATATCATCGCGTACCATAAAAATAGAGTATTACGTTGTGCATACTTATTCCTCCCACTCTATCTTTATGGTATCTATGTACTTATAATCTTCTCTAAGCCTTTTACTCATAGCCTCCTCTCTTGTAGCATAAACACGGCCTATACACTCCTCGTCTTCAAGAAATGAATATAGGTTTATCCACCCCTCTTTCTTTTCGCCGACCATGAATAAATCCTTTGAATCTTCTGCTAATCCTAGATATCTCCCTCCTTTAGTAAAGGAGAGAGGAACTTCTCTATTCTCATTAATAATGTATATTAATGCTATAATAGGATATTGATCATTATTTGCGTCAAAACATATAATTCGGACTTTCTCTCCACTTCTAGTACACACAGGTGAACCAGCTTTTGCTTTTTCTAAATCAAATGGTTTCATTATTATAAAATTAGTCTATTAGTTTAAATGTGATATAAACTCAGGCGTAGTAAATCTAACACTTTTAGT